ACAAGACTAGTCACTGTTGCCGTACTAACGTTTATTGCTGGCGCAGTATGGATGACAATGAATAAATAAGGTAAAACATTATGGCTAAACGTTTTGGTGGATTCACACCGCAGCAACAACAAACACTGTTATCTAAGATGGGTTACGATGGCCCAGCGCAACAGGATGACATTAATAAGTTCATGATGTCTAGCCCTAAAGCTGCATCTATGATGGGTAAGTATGCACAGATGGCTAAGGCTCGTGTAGAAGGTGGCCCACAGATGGCTATGCAGGAAGGTGGTCTTTCTGCAGAAGAGCAAATGGAAAAGTTCAATGAGCAGAATAATGAACTTATGGCTCAAGCTAATGCAGGTATGGCAGAGCAAAACGAAGCAATGCAAGCCACACAAACTGCAGGTGCAACAGGTAATATAGAAGCTTTCAATCAGCAACAGCAGCAAGCTATGGATCAAATGAATAGTAATCCAGATCAGTTTGCACAAATTAAACAACAACAAGAAGACTTTCAAAACTCTGCTGTTATGGTAGATGCTAGAGAAGCTCAAGAGAAGATTAAACAACAAGCATTTCAACAAGCAGGTCTTAGTGGCCCACCCACTAATCAAGAAGAAGCAGACCGTGTAAATGAAATCTTTAATACTTTAGTAGCTAATAGCCCCGAAATACAAGCGGCTCAAACAGCACAGCAAAACTTTATGTCAACTCTGCCTGGTTACACTAAACCTGGTGGCGATCAATCTATTACTGGGCAACAAGGCCCAACTTATACTACAGGACAAGAGGTTTTTCAGGATGATTATACAGGTGCAAATGAACGTGCTGTAGAGCCTGAGCCTGCCTATGATCCATCACAAGGTCTACCTGAACCTGTAAATCTGTATACTGACCTAAACGAGGCGTATGATGCAGCTTTTGAGACAGACTTTAATGCTGGTACTGAAGGTACTAACCAAAGCTTAGACAACGATATATGGTGGGCTAAACAGACCGCAGGTACACTATCTAATGTAGAAAACCCTAAAGATTATACACTACGTCAAGATGGTAAGTATTGGACTCTTGTTTATCCTGATGGTACAGAGATTAAGACACACCACAAGAATAAAAGTTATGCTACAGGACGTGGTAATATTCTAGCTGCTGCTGCAGATGCTAAGCAGAACGTTGTAACCCCAGAAGAAAAAGCAGAAAAAGAAGAACAGTATCAACGCAAAGTATCTGCTTATCAAGAGTATCAAGCAGGTGAAGCACAAGCTCAAGCGGATAAACCTGCTGCTGATGTAGTTAAAGAGTCACAAGCACAGGTCACTGTAAGTGAAAATCTAATAGCTAATTATCAAAAAGAGTTAGCTGATTTGGATGTTGATGATCCTAGACGTACTCAGTTAGAAGAGTTTATTGCTACAGAACAATTAAAACTAAATCAAGCTTCAGCAGATTTAACACAAGCAAAAGGTAGACAGTCTGCTGAACAAACACAAGCATCAAAAGAACGTGTTGCTGAGTTTGAAGCTGATCCTGCAGGACAAGTAACTAAGGCTGATGTAGCTACAGTAAGTGAAGCAGATCGTGAAGCTGGTATGATTGACGACACTGTTGGTCAGGCAGGTGAAGTAGCTGATGCTGAAGCAGCGGAAGTTACAAGAGCAGGTGATGTAACTGTACCTGTAGCAAAAGAGGCTGCTACATATGATGCAATAACAGCCTCACCAGAAGTACAGAAAACACTAGACACACTAACTGCTGCAACAGGTAAGCCAAGCGCAGATGCATTAGCTGAAGCGCAAACTATGGACCCTGAAGAGCTAGCACAACTAGGACTCAGTGCAGCGCAGATTGAAGAAGCTGTACAAGTTCAAGCTCCTGCAGAGCGTACCATTCAAGAAGGTGAACTTCTAGGTGAAGAAGATGTCACTGTAGACATGGAGCGTGTAGAGAAAGAAGCGCTTAACTTTGAAGCTGCTACTGGTACACCATCTACAGAGGCTACTGTACAAGGTCAGTTAACCAACTTGATGGAAGACTTTGAGGGTGGTGAAACACCTGCATGGGCTGCTGGTGCTATGAGGGCTGCTACCCAGCGCATGGCTGCACGGGGTCTAGCTGCTTCAAGTATGGCTGGTCAAGCTATCGTACAGGCTGCTATGGAATCAGCAATGCCTATCGCTATGGCAGACGCACAGACTATGGCTTCCTTTGAAGCACAGAACTTGTCTAACCGTCAAGCTGCTGCAATGATGAAAGCTGAACAACGTGCTAAGTTCCTTGGCATGGAGTTTGATCAAGGCTTCCAGATTCGTGTACAGAACGCTGCTAAGATTGCTGATATTGCTAACCAGAACTTTACTGCTGAAGTACAAATTGCCCTAGAGAATGCTCGACTAGCTAACACTGTAGACTTAGCTAACTTAGATGCTAAGAACGCTAAGATACTTTCCGATGCTGCAGCTATGTCAAACATGGAGTTAACAAACTTAAATAACCGTCAACAGGCTGCTATACAACAAGCTAATGCATTCCTGAACTTTGACATGAAAGAGTTTGATGCAAAGCAACAAGTAGCTATGTTTAAGACACAAGCTCAAACTAACGCTATCTTATCTGATACTGCTGCTGAAAACGCTGCTGAACAGTTTAATGCTACATCGGAGAATCAAACTAATCAGTTCTATGATAGCTTGATCTCTACCGTTGAACAGTTTAACGTAGACCAAGCTAATGCTATGGAACGCTTTGAAGCTGATCAAGCTAACCAGTTGTCTAAGTTTAATGCTGAGATGGATGCTAGACGTGAAGAGTTTAACGCAGCTAATGCTTTGATTGTAGCACAAGCTAACGCTAAGTGGGATCAAGAGATTGCTCTAGCTGAAACTGCAGCAACCAATGCAGCTAACAGTGCTGAAGCACAAGCGGCTAACAACATGACTACTGTAGCCTATGAAGCATCTAAGCAAGCTGATCGTGATACAATGAGCTACGCATTCCAGACTGCTAACAACAACGCTGATCGTGCTACAGAGATTGCATTACAGACAATGCGTAACGAATCTGCTGCAACTACAAGCGCTGCATCTAAGTCTGCTGCATTAGCAGAAGCAGCAGGTGCAGTTGTCAGTGCAATCGTAACATCATAATAAGGTAATCCAATGGTAGACTATACATATAAACTAGACCTAGATGAACCAGTGCAGATGGGCAGTCGTTTTAAGCAAGAGCCTCGTAAAGGTATAGGTGTTCAACCTAAGAAAGAAGAAGAGCCTGAAGCAGATGGCTGGGTTGATATGTTCTATGGGTTGCTAAAAGGTTACTTCGGTGATGAAGATGAAGCTAAGAAAGCTCTAACTACTGAGCCTGAGAAACCTTCGTATGACATGGATGATGCACTACAAACGCTTAAGAGTGTTAACCTACCATCACGTATATCGGAGCCTGTCATAGAAGGTGCACCTGAGAAGCCTGAGATGGGTAGCCGTGAGCCGTTTGAACTAGAAGTAGACACCATTGGTAATGAAGCGTTAGACAGAAATGCAACACGTTTGGTTGACGTTACAGATACAGAAGAAGGTAAGCTAACTAATGTTAAACCTCTGGAAGAACTGGCAGAAGCTATTGATCCTGGTACTATTGACACTGAGCCTCTTGATGCTGATGGAGGTGCATCTACAGGTGGGAAAGGCTTAATGAGTCAAGCACATAGAGAAGTTACTTTAGAAGAAGTACCTTCTAATATTGATACTGTTTTTCTAGGGCAACAAGAAGGAAGTGCTAAGACAAAAGCATACATACCTAAAAAAGACGGCAAGGTATTAGACAAATCTGGTGTTACTATAGGGACAGGCGTTGACTTAGGCTCAAAAGATAAAGCATATTTTAGATATTTAAAAGACCCTGATTTGGTGGCTAAGCTTGAGCCTTACTTTGGTAAAAAGAAAGATGCTGCAGTAACTGCACTAAAAGACAAACCTTTAACATTATCTAAAGATGAAGTTGCTAAACTAGATGCTTATGTTAAGAAACTAGAGTTTAGAACATTAAAGAATAAATGGAATACAGACTCCTCTGTTAAATGGGAAGAACTACCATCTGGCAAAGCTACTGCAGTTGCGTCTGTGTATTATCAGTACGGTCCTGCTGTTTTTAATCACAACTTTTGGACACAGACTACAGGCGGACAATGGCAGCAAGCATATGACAATCTTATGAACTATGGTGATAAGTATTCATCACGCAGAAAACGTGAAGCTGCAATACTTAAGAAAGCTCTATAATGTTCGGCTTACCCCTAGAGTTAATTACAATGCTATTCTCTACCGTGCTAGGTGGGGTTATGTCTATCTGGGGTCAGTCTATGAAAGCCCGTCAGTTGCAGAACGAGATGCTCATGCAACGTGCAGAGTTTAACCGTAGTGCTGTAGCTGATGCACGTGATGCAGGTAAGACAGATAAACACTTTGCTTGGACACGCAGACTCATAGCGCTATCTGCAGTGTTCTCTATTATTGTCTTGCCAAAGCTAGTCGCTGTATGGTATCCTGATGTTAGCGTATATGTAGGTTACACTGAAGCTACTGGTGGTCCGTTAGCTTGGCTCTTTGGTCCAGCAGAATCAATACAGTGGAAGATGGCTAAAGGCTTTGTAATCACTCCACTAGACACACATATCGTATCAGCTATTGTAGGACTCTACTTTGGCGCAGGTTTCACTAAATAAGGTATAAATGAAATGGCAGAAGCAGTAGACTTTTTAAGAGGTCCGATTCCTGGTCAGTCTTTAACTGATACCCCAGGTAACTACCCTTGGGAGCAACCACCTGAAATGGTTGAAGTAGAGGATGTTGTTAAGTTCTATGTGAACAAACTAGCTGATCAAGATGTTATGGATGATTTGGCTGTCATGTTTGAAGCTGATATGCCTGTTTCATCATTCGTAAAGACTTTGATGCTTAGTGGTACAATGACAGGAAGACACACACTTGATGCGGGTACACTAGCTGCACCTGCTATCCACGCATTCGTTAAGGCGGCTATGACCCAGTACGGTATTGAAGTACGTGATGAACCTTACGATCCTAAGAAAGACCCGTCTGTTAGAGAGCAGAAACGTCTTGAGATGCGTATCAAACTTGCTATGGCAGAAGCAGAAGCAAACGAGAGAACTGCAGAGAATGACCCTGGTGTTGCTCTACTACAAGAGATGCAACAAGCAACTGCAGGTGAGGGAGAGGAAACACAAACACAAGCGGAAGCGGGTGCTGCAGAGGGCGGCATGGGCTTGATGTCTAAGGAGTCTTAAGATGGGTTTTGATTGGAGCGCATTCGCTACAGGGTTTTTAAAAGAAACTGCAAAAAACATAAATGAAGCTAAAGAGGATGCTAAGCAGTATGAAGAGCGCCAACGTGAACTAGCTGAGCGTAACAAGCTCACTATCTCTAAGCGTAACGCTGTAGCTAATGAAGTTATCAGTATATCTAATATGCTTCGTGATAACGGTGCTAGCCAAGCAGTTATTCAAGCTGCTATATCTGCTGGACCAAAAGCTATTGCTGATCTAGCTAACAAGGTAAACAATGCTCGTGACATCTACGGACGTAAGCTCAACAGTGATGACATTGAAACGCTAGTTAACATGCCTGAGAACTTCTCTGTGATTGACATGGATACAGAGGACTTCATTAAAAAGACATACGGTCTAGGCTACGAGGGCGTTGGGACAACAGAGTCTAAACCAGAGCGTACATTTATGGATCGTCTTAGTGGGCGTAAGCTACGTGATGAAGCCCGTTATCGTCTAGACAGTGAAGTTATGCAAGACGGTCTTACAGCTTATGACATTAATCAGATGGCTGCACAGACAGACTATGAAAGCCTTGTGCCAGGTACGTTTATTACGTTCAACGAAGTGAAGTACTTCAACCCTGCTACAGACATGGCTAGCTTCTCTCGTACATTCACTA